GAGAAATCAACTATTCTAAATTGTTCTAATGTTGCAATAAAGTCCTCAAAAGAATTAGAAGCCAAAGCCGTGTCTAAAACAAATTGGTGAAATGCTTCGGGAATTTCTTTTAGTAAAGCATCCATTAAATTTTCTTTAGTCTTTTCAAACTGACTTTCTGCCTTTTCCACCCTTGTATCAGCACCAAATACACTTGCTATTGATTCTGTTATATCAGTTTCTAACTCTCCATAACCTTCGTCATTAACTTCATACCACGACCTTGCATCGTCTTTTCGGGCATCGGTCACTTTTTTATTCGCTTTTGCTACATCTTCGTTATATTTTTGTGCCGCATCGAATATAGCCCTTGCAGTTTCCTCTCCTGTTTCTCCTAACAACATTGTTGCTGACTCTTGAGCATAAATATCTTTCAAAACTGCTAATTCTTGTTTTCTTAAATCCAATCTTTTTTGTATGAATTTTTTATTTGTGTCATCTGTTGCTTTTGCTAAATCTTTTTCTAAATCTTTTACATCTTCTTCCGCAGTAGCCACTTGTCCTCTAATTTCGGAAATATCTAAACCTGCAACGCTTTGTTTCATGTTATTGAATTGGTCGGCAGTATACATGACAGTTTGGGAAAAATCTTTCATAGCATCATCTGTTTGCTCTATATCGTCACCGAAATCACCAAAGTAAGCAAATAAACCTACTGCAAGAGTAGCCAAAAGACCCAAACCTGTTCCCATACTCAAGGCTCTAACGGAATTAGTAAGTTGCACCGTAGCAACCGTAGCACCATTCGCCGCCTGTGTATAACCTAATAAACTCACCGCAGTTCCGGCAGTTTGTTTCATCATCGCACCCATTTGAATAGTCATAGGAATCATGCTTGCCATCATCAAAACCATACCAACTCTCATCATATCTTGATTATCAGTAAACATCATAGCAACCATACTTGCTAATCCCATAATACCACTCATTGTCATCATAGTGTTATTTAGTTTCATTTGAGCCGCAAATTGTCTTTCTTGGGCTTGTGTTAAAGCGTTAGTCATATTTGTAAACTGTGGCAATTGATTGACTATCGCTCTAATTGCAGTTGCTTCCACACCATATGCCGCACCTAATTTTACTGCGGTTTTTGTCGCTAACTCTTCAAGTAAATTTTGTTTTTCTTGAAAACCTATTTTGCTTGCCAAAATTCTTGTGCCTTCCATATTAGCCAAATTAAGAATTTGTTGTGCTTCAACTAAACCGTGTGCTTTCATACCTGCTTGATTCATAGCCAAAACTTCTTGCAATTCCGCTAATAATATTTGGTTGTGTAAATTTAATTCTGCATTTAAATCTTTGAATCTTTGTTGACTTGATTTATCTTGAACATGATACAGTCCATTTTGAGCCGCCAACAAATTGAATTTTCTTTGTTCTAATTGTTCTATTATTGCTAATGTTTGGTTTTGTTGTGTTAATGCGTATTTAGTAGCGGCTACTTGCGTAAATGAGTTTTTTAAAGCATGATTTATTTTGTCTTGAGTATTTAATTCTGTGTTAGTTTGTATATTAACAAACTTACCTGCCGCAAATCTGTTTAGAACATATTGGTTTTCTAATTTTTTATAACCAAGTTTAGCCTTTTCTTTTATTAATTGTGCATCTATCGTCATTAACTCTTGGTGTTGTAAATTTAATTGTTCTTTTTCGTCTTGTGTTAATGTTGATTGAAGGACTATCATTTGTTTTTTACCGTTTAATTCTTGTTGTAATTGGATTTCTGTCAATTGTTTTTTCATTAACAAATCATTTTTTTCTTTTTCATTTAAAATTCCTGTTTGGGTTCGTGCATTATTAATTTGTGCTTGTATTTGTGCCTGTGTCATATTAGAGTTTACAATAGATTGGCTTGTCGATAAACCTATTCTATTTGCTAAATTTTTTGACTTTACCATGCTTAAAGTAGCAGTTTCTAATTTTGCTATTTGGTCGTATTTCATTAACTCTTGGTCTAACATCATTAAGTTTGCTTTTTGTGCCGCAGTGCGACCACCATAAGCACTTGCTCTAACTATTTCTTCGTCATTCAAAGCGCGCATAATTGTTTGTTGTGTTTTTAGGGAAACATTTAATGACATTATGTTTAGTATTGCCTCTCCTAAACCGGAGAAACTTCTCATATAATTTGAAATAATATATCCCATTTGAGTTAAATTTCCTATCGCATCGTTACTCATAAGTTGAGCAAGAGCATAATTCATATCACCTTGCATTTTTGTATAATGTATAACTGCCGGAGTTAATTGTTTTCCTACTGCCGCTTTTGCATTTTGCAATCTTGCTTCTGCTTCTTTTAATTGGTAAACTTGGTCTGCTAATTTTTTGTTTGCTTCATCTTGTGCGCTATCTAATCGTTGGGTTGCATATGTAGTTAATTGTATAGCCCTACCATAGTTATTCATTAATTTTAATGCTCTTACATAGTGGTCGTTTCCGGCAATAGCCTGTGCTACTGCTAACTTTTCAGCCTCCGTTCTTCCTCTCATAGCAACTGATAATTCACCTAAAATATCTTGCATACTACGAAGATTACCTTCTGAATCTTTTGTTTCCACCCCATACTTTCTAAGCAACTCACTGTTTTTTCCTGTATCAGCACCGAGTCGAGCATACATCATACGCAAAGCCCTACCTGCCTTACCTTGTTCTTCACCGGCTTCGATAAGTGTTGCAGAAGCACCGGCCATAAATTCTATGCTATCACCTGCTAAATCAGCAGATGCCGCAAACTGATTCATAACATGAGTTAATTGACCCATAGTAGCGGCTGAACGGTTTTCGATTGTGTTTAATTGGTCGAGTAATTTTGCGCTTTCGGCAGTGACAACATTTCTTTGTTGTTCCGCGTTCATCATGTTAAATTGTTGTTGTGTAAAATCACCAAACAATGCGCCTGTCTGTTGATGCAATTGAATTAATCTTTGCATAGCATCTTGTGTTTCTAAACCACCAATCATACCAAATTGAATACCTGCACCCGTAGCCGCTTCTATTGCACCTGCACCACCGAATACACCGGATAACTGCGCCATTCTTGCACCGGCTTCTTGAGCCTGTGATGCAGTAAATCCAAAGTCTTGACCTATACCAATAATATTTCGTCTTAACTCTTCTGAATTTTGTATGTTAGCGGCGAATTTTTCAAACTCAAGACGAGCCTCTTCGACTTCTTGTGATAACGGCACTGTCGAGTCAACTAACTGTTGCATTTGGTCTGTAATTAAACCAATGGATTCACCAATACCCGATAAACCGTCAAGCATAATTGAGTTAATTACACCCATCTTAGCATCTACATCAGCAATCAATCTATTTGCTTGAAATGAACCTACTACATCGAAGAAAACCCTTGAAGCACCGGCACGAAGAACGACCATAGCCGCTCCTGTCAAAAATAAAATTACCGGAAAAAGAAACGAAAAAATGTCTATCATACTCTTCCCTTTCCTATGCTAAACTACTGCTTCGTTTGGACTAAGCCAAAGCCCTTCAACATTTCTAAGCCCTCTTTGTCGCTTAATAATTCCCTTTGCGCCCTTCTTTGATTTCTTCGGGCTACCATATCTTTACCGCTTCTTCTTTTGCTTTCGGCATTATCTGTTGCTTCTTTTATTTTATCCTGTATTTCATTTGCAACATTCAAATCAAGGAGTAATTTTTGCTGACCGCCTTCGCAATCATACCTATCCCACAAATCGGAGGGGAGAACCCCTTTGTATGCCATACACAAGGAAGGGGCTACTCTTGTGAAGGTTCCAAAGGGATTGCACCTTCGGGGTCGTCACCACGAACAAATCCAAGAATGTTTCTTAATTCAACGCTTGTTAGTGTATCAATGTCAAATTCAGCAGGTTCTATAACACAATTAGGAATCCAAGCCTTTATTTGGTCTAACATTCCACAACCTGCGGCATCCATAGCATCGGTAAATTCTTTTTGTTGTTCATCAGTCCATTCTGTCGGGTCTAAGCCGAAGTGCATATGGTCGCGAAAAACCTTTGCTTGTCTGTTTTCAATTTCTAACTTAGTCAAACCACCTGCTTGTCGCACTGTGATTTTACTACCATCATCTAACTCAAATTCTTTTGTCAATACGGGCATCTTTTCTCAACTCTTTTTCCTAACGGAATGCTATACTATATCTATTGGTCTTCGCGGGTAATTATACCCATGTAGCCGTTGCCATTGTGACAAGGCACGACATTGATTGAAATTAATTCATCACTTGCCGCATATGTGCGTAGTTTTGTCTGTATTTCTGTGTGGATTGTATCAATTGTTCCATATACTATTTCGGTTGTCAACTTTGACGGTGTTCCGATAGTATGTAGTGGCAATCAAAATTCCCCCTCAATAAGCACCGCTTTGAGTAGTTTTCAACACGCAATCCATCATTTTTGAATCATCGGGTGAATACAATGCTACAAATCCTACGCTCATTGTGTTCGTATCACGCCCACTAACATTTGCTTCGGGGGCTTCAAATCGAATCTTGTAAAAGTTAAATGTTAGAAGGTCATCTGTTGAATCGTCACCAAACTGCACCTTCAATTCAACTCCGCTACCGGACAACTCAAGACCGTCTTCGGTAGTTAATTCTGTGTATGTTGGGTCGCTTTCAACTGCGGTGTGAATAACTTGGTTAAACTCGATTGTTCCACTGATTTCTCTTCTTTGTGCGGGTGGCGCACGAATGTATGTTGTGCTACCCAATCCGCAAGCATTTTCATCATCACGGTTTAGATTAATGTCAAAACTAATTGACTTTACTGCGGTTGTTGCATCTGCATCACCGTTAAAGAAAATGTCACAATTAGAGAAGTAAAGTGCAGGTAAGTTATCAGCAAAAGATGGGCTTGTTGTTCCAACTGCCGCAAGCGAAGCAATATCTTCTGATTGACCCATGAAACTCGCTGAAACTGTTGCATACTCGTTTAGATTTGCTGATACTGAAAGGGAGTCAATAACCATACCTTTGTAAGTATGCTCTTTATCTTCACGACCAACTATCATGTTAAATGAAGGTAGTGTTCCGGCTTCTGTAAAGGTGTGTGGATAATATGCACCCGACAATGCACCTACGGTATCTGTTGGGAATACACCGACTAAAAGATGACCCATAAAATTGTCATTCAT